AATAAGAGCAGATATAAGAAAGAGCCGAATCCGAAATTTTAAAAATCGGCGGCAATAAAGAAACACTCAGAAAAGGGAAATAACTAATCTTATTTCCCTTTAATCTATTTAGGGAGGCAAATAAAAGAATCAATATGGCAGATAAGAATAAAAAGAAACCTAACCCAAAAGGTAAAAATTCAACTATCAGTCTATATACAAATAGTGGTCATTCATTAACCGCAAATGAATCTCTATTCATAGACGAATATATAGCCACAGGTAATGGTACACAATCAGTCGTAGCGGCAGGATATAAGTGCAAAAGTCCGAGGCAGTATGCTGTTGCCTTACTTTCAAAAGATTACATAGCCGAGGAAATTCGATTTAGGCTTGATAAACTACATTCCGAGAAAGTCGCAGATGCTCAAGAGGTGCTTGAATACTTCACAAGCGTGATGAGAGGGGAAGTTAAAGACCAATTTGGCTTAGAAGCCCCTTTATCAGAGCGCACAAGAGCCGCACAAGAACTTGCCAAACGTCAGATAGATATGGTAAACAGAGGAAACGGAGGAGAGACCGCAGAGGTCAAGATTGTACTTGATTGGAGCAGACCAACAACAGAGACAGAGCAGACTTCGGAGGAGTCAGAGGGTTGATTTATTGTGCAATATGCACAGTCTACCCCCTTAGTAGAATACAAGAAATATGGTTCGCTTTTGTGCACTTTTCACAAAAAGTTGAAAATGTGTCAAAAATCCTTGCTATTCAACATTAGATATGATATTATAATATCAGAGCAAGGGCAAAGCCCTAAAACCTTGAATCACTTAGAACACGGAGGAATCGAAAATGATAGAAGTTACATCTTATGGAAAGTCAATGTATGGTGGATGGTATGCAAATACTATCACAGATGGAAAAATCGGAGGTGTGCACTTTGACAAAATCTACGAACTTAGGGCTTGGGCAAAGGAGCACGGAATAGATTTAAAATCTTCGAGGAGATTTGACAACTAATAAACCTTAGAAAACGGAGGATTGAAAAATGGAAAAATCAATTATTAAACAGTACCTTGAGGAGAACAACAACAAGCCCTTTATATGTGAGTTTTGCGGAGGCAAATACAACGGACAGACTTACACATTACAGCACGTTATGTATAATCTCCCCGTAGAACGACTTACAGCCGATTTATCGGAGATAAGAGCCAAGGGCGGTACAGTACATAGGGTAGAACTTGACAACAAGCCTGTCGTAGATGGCTATTTAGAGCCTATGTGGAATGGCACAGAGACAATAGATACAGACTGCGGAAAGATGATGTGCTATGTGCTTAGATATGAAACACAAAAGGTTTATGATGAATTAAGCAGATAGGGGATAGAGGGGTATAACCCCTCCCCCTTTAGCGAGACATTAACCCCCACCTAAAATAAACCGACCAGAAAATAAACCCCCACACAGCCCCCCCCATCCGATTTTGAGGGGTGCGTGTGGGTGTCGTGTGTGGGTGGTCTCTGAATTTTACACACTATAAAGCACTACAATTGTGCGGCTTTGGGAGTAGAAAAATTGGGAAAAAGTGAAAATGAGCCTTGTCTGAACTGTCAAGAGCGTGAAATTGGGTGTCATTCGACTTGTGAACGCTATTTGGCTTTCAGAAAGAACATAGATAAAACATCAGCAGACAAGCAAGCGTACAAAAACGAGCATAGGGAAACAAAAACATATGCCAAAAAGTATTATCGAGGTAGAAAATGAGTATTGAGAGTGTGAAGATACCAATTAAAGACTCAATCATCCCTATGTATGATGAAGTGCTTGATGATGTGCTCAATCACAAGCATACGCATTACGTTGGAGCAGGTGGTAGAGGTAGTACAAAATCATCATTCTTTGGTGGGATTTGCATACCACTGTTGATTATAGCATTTTCTCATTTAGGTATTCACGCAATCTGTTTCAGAAAAGTCGGAAATACCATTCAGAACAGCATTTTTGCACAAGTCACTTGGGGAATTTATCAATTAGGGCTTGAGAGCCTTTTCCATATACCAAAAACATACAGCAGTCCGATAGTCTATAAACCTACGGGACAGAGAATACTCTTTATGGGTATGGATGACCCCAACAAGGTAAAATCCGTAAAATTGCCATTTGGATATATTGGCATTACATGGTGGGAAGAACTTGACCAATTTTCGGGTGAGAACGAAATCCGTAAAGTTTTGCAGTCTACAATGCGTGGTGGTAAGTTGTTTTGGGATTTCAGAACATTCAACCCTCCCATCAGTAAACTCAATTGGGCTAATGAGTATGCTGAGCAGTGTGAGATTTACTCAGATGATACCTTGGTAGTAAGAAATACCTATCTTGACGTGCCCGTAGATTGGCTTGGAGAGCAGTTTTTCAAAGAGGCTGAGGAACTTAAGCAGAAAAACGAAAGAGCCTATATACACGAGTATTTGGGTGTTGCAATAGGTACAGGTGGTGATGTGTTCCCCAATGTCGAAGATATGGATATGTCCGTATTGGTAGACAACGCAGGTAAAAAAGTACCTATGTGGCAGACTTTTGACCATATATACAATGGAATTGACTGGGGATTTGCAAAAGACCCTTTTAGATTCGTGAGAATGCACTTTGATGCTAAGAAATTAGACTTGTACATTTTCAGAGAATATAATACACTGAAAACAAGGAATGCAGTAGTATTTAAGGAACTCTATGAGGAGAAAAAACTTCTCAAGAAAGAAGAACTTGTCGTAGCCGACAGCGCAGAAGAAAAATCTGTTGCTGACTTTAGAGCCTATGGTGCTTTCATTAGACCTACTGAGAAAGGTCCTGAGAGCGTAAGGTACGGAATAAAGTGGCTACAAGGTCTCAATCATATCTATATTGATAAAAGACTTTGTCCTATGACATACTTTGAGTTCAGCACTTATGAGTATGAGCAAGACAAAGATGGAAACTTTATTAGCGCATATCCCGATGCAAACAACCATAGCATAGATGCAGTACGTTATGCTTTGAGTAAGTATTGGGGCAGACGAGGTAACTAAGAGATGCCGGTACATAGAACAAAAGATGGTGGCTACCAATGGGGTAACAGTGGTAAGGTTTACCACGGAAAAGATGCAAAGTCTAAAGCAGAGGCTCAAGGAAAAGCCATTCGTCAGAGTGGATGGAACGAGCATAAAAATAAATATGGAAACATTGTTAGCAAGGCTTAAAATCCTTGCTATTTTGTGTTATAATAGTTTACATAATATAGGAGGTAGTATTTATGATAAAGTTAGATGGCGCACCTGAGATTTCAGCAAATGGAAAATCAGCAAAAGTAGCACTCATAGCAGATACCAAATCCGAAGTGACTTCTATGCAATTATCTGATATTGTTGGACTTCCCCAAGGGATTGAATCTCTTGAACTTGGTAGTACAGTAATGACTACGAGTATGGATATTGGCATAATGCAGTCTACCGGTGCTTGGAATTGGGGATAAGGAGGCTTGACCGATGAATGATAAATTAAGTCCTATAACACTTGCCGCCGCAATGTCATATACAAAAAAGAGCCTTATTGGTGGTGGCGCAGTAGCAGGTAAGAACTGCACTATTACATCCATTGATGACATCATTGAAGATGGCGCAGTAGTAGGTCAGCGAGTAACTTTCTTATGGACTCTCGATGATGGTACTGAGCAGACAGACACAATGGATGTTATGTTCGGTGCAAAGGGAGATAAAGGAGATAAGGGAGACAAAGGTGAAATTGGACTCACAGGTCCCAAAGGTGAACCTGGTGTTCAAGGAATCCAAGGAATCCCAGGTGTTAAGGGTGAAAAAGGTGAAAAAGGTGACCCCGGAAACACAGGTGCACCGGGAGCAAATGGTGTTGCGGCTACAATCCAAGTAGGTACTGTAACAAGTGGTGAATCCCCCTCAATACAGAATGTTGGTACAGCCCAAGATGCAAAGTTCAACTTTGTACTTCCCAAGGGAGACAAAGGTGACAAGGGAGAAAAAGGTGCTGATGGTTCTGATGGTAAATCCTTTGATATTAAGGCACAATTCCCCACAGAGGCGGCTCTGAGAGCGGCGCATCCTACGGGTAATGCAGGAGATGCTTATTTCGTTGGTGCTAATGAAAACCCTGACCTTTATGTTTGGCTTACCGATGAGAACGATTGGTTCAACAATGGTAAGATTGCAGGCGTAAAAGGTGATAAAGGTGATACGGGTGCTGATGGATTTAGTCCTGTTGCTCAAGTTACCAAGGTAGGTAAAGTTACCACAATCACAATCAGAGATAAGACAGGAGCAACCTCAGAGAACATCAATGATGGTGCTGATGGTGCTGACGGAAAATCAGCATATGAAGTAGCAGTTGATGAGGGCTTTGTTGGTACTGAGGCTGAATGGCTTGCAAGTCTTAAAGGCGATAAAGGAGACCAAGGAATCCAAGGAATCCAAGGTATTCAGGGTATTCAAGGTGAGCAAGGAAATCCCGGAGTTGGTATTCCCGATGGTGGCTCAGCAGGACAGATGCTTGTTAAGAAGTCCAATACTCACTATGACACCGAGTGGAAGTCCATAGGTAACGCTGTTGAGAAGAACAGTACAGATACAGTAAGACCCGACAGCCACGACCTTGTGGAAAGTATGGCAGTTTACAGTGCAATCAACAATGCATTGTCAAGTATCTATACTGCTCGTGGAGACCTTACTTGTGCTGAACTCACTTCTTCACGGCTCATTGAAGAAAATGTGGGTAATGTTTATGAGATGTCCGACAGTGGCACTACCACAGCATTATTCTTGCAAGGTGCCGGAAAGACTATCAAGGTTGGAGATAATGTTGGTATTATCAAGGCAGGTCGGAACACATATCTGTTCAACCTGATGGCAAATGCATTTGACCTTACCGACTATCAGAAGAAAGACCTTGCAAGTGCCGTAGAAGGACAGACCACAGTAGAGGGTGCTTTAGGTGCATTGAGTAGTGGAAAGGTTGGTACAGCCCTTGTGCCTAGTGATGCTAGTGCTAGTAATAAGTTGGTGACGGAGAGTGATGCAGATGATTTGCGTATACAGAGCATAAGCACAGG